CCGCACCTGAAGGAGTTAGTGGGTTCGGTTGGTAACCGAGCTAGCTTTCTCTGAATGGCCAGTTGGTCTATGTGAAATAAAGCGTAATAATCGCCTTATACAATAGGTGTTCCAACTGGACGCGGCTGAACATCGCTGATTGGGATACTCCCGGTTGGCCTAGAGAATCTTAGTCAAGCCCGTGGTTAGTCTACCACAGAAACTCGAAAAGACTCTCCAGCCTTGGGAAGTAGCGCCATCAGAGATGTCGCAACCTCATTCGGGGAAAGGCTAGCCCCCTAACTCCACCGAAGATGGGCGAAACCCAAAAGCTGGATGTACCTTTTAATAATTAAAAGCTACAAACAATTTAATGTTGCGACAAATAGTGAAGTTAATCACTTTAATCTTAACATTCTATTTATCTGAGCTTATGGTTACTAAAAGATCACTGGTAGAGGAGTACTTTAAGATCGTCTTACGTCTGGTTGATGAACGTGGTTTAGCGTTCACAGTAGGCTACATTAAGAAATGTCGTCTAGCTGTGACTCGCTATCTCACAGGACATCCCCTGGACGCGATCGATGGGGTCGCTCTTAAAGAGGGATGGCCTGTTCAGCTATCCTTCTTAAAAGAGCTAACATCTAGTACTCAAGGAATAAAACTCCTAATGACACTTTTAGTGGCATTGCGAGGAATACGCCTTGAGGCTAAACTAGATGTTACTCCAATTATCTCGCCATGGAAAGGTTCTGATACCATAACGGTAAAAGAATTTAACCATGCGTGCAGACAATTGGGGATCCATAGATTAAAGGCAGATTGGAGTCGGTTCCATATGTCTACCAAGTCAGGACCGTTGGGACAAGCCATCTTAACGTCTGTGACTGAGCTTACCTTGCTCCCTCAGACACTACTTGATAATATACGAGTAGTGGGGGGAGACAAGCTGGGCAAAGTCATAGATGCTTTGATGGTTGGCCGTTTCGGCGATCTAAGCTTGGCAAGTATATGGGCGACTATCTTTCCGCCTAAGACGTCTTCTTTTAGGAAACTCTCCTACTTTAGTGATAAAGAGGGGAAAACAAGGGTAATTGCGATTCTTGACTATTGGTCACAGACCGCACTTCGTCCTTTGCATGATGCTATGAATAGCATCTTACGTGGGATTCCGTGTGACTGCACCTTTAATCAGGATAGCTTTCACTCTCGTCTTCTCCCTCTCCGTCCATTCCACAGTCTTGACCTGTCTAATGCAACCGATCGGATGCCCATTGTTCTTCAACAACGGGTAATCGAAAGATTGTTTGGACAAGAAAAGGCTGTTGCTTGGGCGCACATCTTAGTGGGCTATGAATATAACTCCAAAGGAAACCCTTCTGTAAGATATGCAGCAGGGCAACCGATGGGAGCATATTCATCATGGTGTGCAATGGCTTTAACTCATCACCTCATAGTTAGGGTGGCGGCATTAAGAGCGGGTTTCCCGCACTTCACGTCGTACGCCTTGCTAGGAGATGATATTGTTATTGCCGATGCAGCTGTTGCGCAGCAATACCGGACTCTATTATTAAGCCTCGATATGCCCATTTCTGAAGCAAAGACTCATGTGTCAGATGACACATTTGAATTTGCCAAGAGATGGTTCCATAAAGGGACTGAAGTAACAGGGTTTAGTATTGCCGGCCTATTTAGTGTATGGAAGAGATATTCCCTTCTACATAACTACTTAGTAACGCAACGACACCATGGGTGGGACCTAGAGATAGACCGGCACCCGGAACTAATCTCAGCCATATATAAACTTTTCGGCAAACCTGCGCAAGCAGTGCGTGTCGTTAAGCTATATATGGTGTTCGACCAGTTGGCGAAAGCCAAGGATACGGGGAACTACACCGCTCTCGTTGAGAGAGTAGAGCAATTCTTCGGTATCCCTATTTTGCAGCGACCAGAGCTGATTTCAGCCCCTGGCTCAATTGAAGATGTCGGAAGACACCTCCATATTGAGGCCGCAAAACGGCTAGTCGAACGAGATTTTGGGCGCTTTCAAAAGGACGCATACTCAGTTAGTGCTAAACTGACTGGTAGCTTCCTTAGAAAGTTCCCAGACTTGGATGTCCAATCCTACCGTGCCGCCCTGAGAGGGAATCACCCGTTAGTCACGGTCTTGAATCAAATGATCTTGGCGTCTGCCCATA